TCAGCATCATACTGTTTAGCAAAAGAAATAGTGTCAACAAAATTACCTTTACCACGCTGATAAGCCTGCTCTAAAGCATCACGAATCGCATACACATTAGGCACAGTAAACCAGCAAGATTGACCCGAATCCCAAAAGGGTTGACCATCAATCAGAAAAGAATCAGGAGAAGCCAACTCGGCAGAAGCAGCAAAATTAGAAGTAATAATTGGAACACCACAAGCCTGAGCTTCAATCTGAGGCACACCAAAACCCTCACCATAATTACAAAATAACCCTACATCCCAAGCCGAATAGATAGCAGCCAAATCCTCTTGACTAATCCCATATTGATAGGCAATAGGGTCAACAAAAGTAACCTTCTCAGGAGGAACACCACAAGCCTGCAAAATGTTAGGCAACACAAAACCTGACTGTTTACCAAAAGGCTCACTGTGAATATATAGAGTCACATCATCATGTTTTTGAGCAAACATAGCAAAACCAAGAAAATTCTCGGCCACAGCCTTACGATGAATAAAGCCTCCTGCCTTGTTAGCAAAATTCATGCCAACAACAAACTTATCTTCACCCTTCACAAACTCCTCACCAGTCTGACCAGAAGATAACTTAGATGTCGGCTTCCAAACACGAGACTCAATAGCATGAGGCACATACTCAGATTCAATACCTGCCTGCTCAATCATCTGCTTACCAAACTTACTCATAGCAATCGGAGTGACATTCGGTTTCTGCAACCAAGCTAAAACCTTTTCTGGAGCAGGCTGATGATCTATTGGAGTCCATGAACCAATCGGAATATTATCTAAAGCAGGATTATCTAAGAGAACCCAAACATCATAAAGAGTAATCATAAAACTAGGCAGACCCTCATTTTCTGCACTCCAATGAGCATGATGCAAAGGCATAACATCAGTCGAATACTGAGTCATACCACGAGAGTAATGTGGAATCTTACCGAAACCAGTTTCAATCACACCATTGATACCCTCTTGCCCATAATTAGACAACATGGCAACCTTATGACCGACACGAACAAGCCTTTGAATAACCTGTTTAGATTGAGTGCCATAACCAGTCGGCTGATTGAAAGAATTTGAATACCAAGAAATAGCAGATTTAGTCATAAACACAGCCTATAAGAAAACACCCCCAAAACAGCCCTACGCAGCCGAATTGGGGGTGAAATCTATTGAATCAGATATTAGGTAGCAGCACCACGGAATATCTTGATGTTGTTAGTCTGCACTAGGCGAGAATCCAATCTCCAGGTAGCTCTCCAAGTTGAGAGATCTGTCTGGAAGGCGAAGTCGTCGCTTCTGTCCACTTGCAACCCAGGTCCAGCATTTCTAATGTAGATGGACTTTATGTCACCAACAGCCAAAGGAGTCTTAGCTGTTCCAACAGAAGGCATAGAAGGAGTTTCAATAACAGGCACACCAAGCACCAAGTCACGAGCTTCCTGACCAACACCAACATCGAATAGGTAACGGCCTGAACCATCCTTCAACTTACGCAAAGCAGCGATAGAAGAAGAGTTAGCAAGCAAAGCGAATGAAGGTAATCTACGAAGAGCACCATCAAGGCTGTAAACCAAGTCAATAACATTGTCTGCAGTGAATACACCGGCTGAACCAGCAGTCGAGGTCACACCAGTAGCAGCAGTAGTCAAGATACCTGTTGGCTCTACAGTTCCAGTTCCATTCAGAATCTTGTCACCAATAGCGTTACCAAATGCGTTACCGAATTGGTCTGCAAGGAAACCGATGATGTCAACACCTGAATCAAGGATTAGTTCACGAGACAACTGTGCTAGAGCAGAGAACTTATATGCACCCAAAGTTACGAAAGCATTGAAAGTTGGCTCTGAAACAGAAACAGTTGCACCTTGACCTACGATAGTTGCAGTTGAGAAACCAGCCTGAGATGGAATCTGCAAGTTTTCGCCAGAAGTAGTGTTTAGAACAGTTGCATAGTCAAGTAGAGGGTTAACTAGACGAGCAACCTTGACAATCTCATTGTAGAAAGAAGTCGGAACAGGAGCACCAGTAGAAGAACCAGTGATTGCTCTAAATTCATGTCCACGAATTTCACCTGCAGCCATCTTACGAAGGATGTCAGATTCATTGTCAGATACAGAAGCACCCTTGAAATCTACAGCAGCAGACTGAATTGCATCAGCAACCTTAGCCTCACGCTGTTCCATTTCAATAGCCTCATTTGCACGATTGATGACAGCAGTAAGATCAGCATATTTCTTCTCATCTTCACCAGACCAAACACCACCACGAGCTTCAACACTGTCAATCAGTGCCTTAGCTTCATGCCATGCTTTAGCCTTTGCGTCACCCTGTTTTGCGATAAATTCGCTCATAAGGTTTGTTCCTTTCAAGAACATAAATAGGATTAGTTTTTTGATTCAGAGATAAACTCACATAATCACATCAGGGATAAACACGCTGACAATAAAAGTCTATAAGACAGTTAGACACATAAACAAAAACCCCTACCGAAGTAGGGGAAAAGAATTAGCTCATTTTTTTAGCAACAGGAAACAAAGGAATCGAACTTGCTACACCTAAGACTAGATGCGTTTCATCAACAAGTCAAGTTTCTGCTTCTTCAAATCAAGCAAAGCAGCAGCATTAGTAACCTCAGGGTCTTTAGTCAAAACCTTACCCAAAGTCTCAGTCAACAATTCACCCTGTCTTTCAGTCAACTCATCACCCGACTCCAAAGCCAACAAAGCATCAGTCAATTCTTCAGCAGAAACACCACGAATCTCAGCAAGCCTATGAATCTTATCTGCCAACTCAGTCACAGATCTAACTGAAGCAGTTCCCTCAGTTCCTAAATAAGCAGGAAAGGCTACGCCAACAGAAACTTCATGAATATTTACACGCTTCAAAATACGCTCACCAGCATTAGGCCATTCATCACCATTCTCAGGCACTCTAAATCCAAAGCTAAAACCCGTTACATCTCCACGCTGAATACTTATAGCAGCATCTTTTCCAGCTTGAGTCATTGGCAAGGTAGCGTCAACCCACAAACCCTTACTATCCTCGGAAAGTTTTAGAGTGCCTGCACGAGTAGAACCTAAAACAACACTTGTATCGTGATTCCATAATAATTTGATGTCATTACGAGAGTTTAAAGAATCTCTAAAAGCACCAGGCTGAATCCGCTCAATAAAAGGCAGAGGCTGAGAAGCACTATTGAAAACTGCAGCATAACCACTAAGAGTCATACCATCACCCTCCTCACGAATCTCAAAATCACTTACAATCAAACGCTGTTCAATACCCTTAGTCACACGCTCACCACGCTCATGCAACTCAACAACCTGAGACGGCTCAACAAAACGCACCGAATCAACCTGCACATCAACCGAATCCACAGGAACAACATCCTCAACAACCGGCTCATTCAAAGTATCAACAATCTCACACAAAGCATAAACAGTCTCAGCCAGCTTAGAGATAGTCTCCAAAGAATCATCCTTCAAACTATTAGCTTTATCCTGCAACTCAACAAGATTAGTAGCATCCATTTGTCTATCTTCCATTTGTCTCATACTTTCTGAAGCAGGTAAATTTTCAGGCGAATAAACAACATCAACACCCGCATCCTCATACGCCTTACGAGCATCACTATTATTCTCAACCACAAACATCACATCCAAACCATCAGCCAACAATTTTCTGGCAGTCTCACCCTTAAAAGCAGCCGAATCCTGCATATCATTCGGTTGCATAATCAAAGATTCATACGCTATACCTAGTTTATTCAACAAAGATACAGTTTCAGCACGATCAGACTCATGCCTACCAGTCACCACAACCAAAGCCACATCCTGAGATTGAATCCAGTCATAAACCTTCTGATTCAAACCACCAGAAACATAAAGAGTGTCATCAAAATCACTTACACCAATTGCACCAGAAACAGCACGAACACTATTCTTCTGAGACAACCCATTCACCCAAGACTGACCGGCATCTCCACCCCACGCATCCCATGCCACACGCCCTGGACTCGGATACCCTTCCTCACCAGAACTAAAACCAACGGCTTTTTTGTCCGTTTCATGCCTAGCAAAGTAGGATTTCATTCTCATTACAACATCAGCAGAAATATCCCTACCAGAAGCAAGTTGCACAGCCCTAGCCCTACCCACAGCGGTAAACCCCGAACCAGCCAAACCTTCATCAATCCACTTCAAAGCACGCTTAGCTGCAACAGCAACACCATCAGGAGGAGAATAACTACCATCAGCCACAGCCCTCTTCAACTCACCACCAGGAGCAATCTTCTCAGCCAAAGAAACAGCAACCATCTGAGCAATCGCCTGAGCCTTAGTCTTATGTTTACCTAAAACCACACCATCATCCTTGACAGTATCCCAACCATCAGCAGACTGCTTAATGAAATAAGGCATTATTCGCCAGTCTCATAACTACCATCAGGCACTTGAGTAGGATTCTGCAGTTGCACAGTCGGCAAACCAGTGTGAGCAATCGGAGCTAAACCAAGACTCTTCAAAACATCTTCAGGAACAAAGCCCATAGAAATCAGTTTTTGAGCCATAGCAACCTTAGTTTCATCCTCAACCAAACCAGCAGCATTAATATCAACATTCGTCAAAGGCACACGAGCAACATCACCATTATCCAAAGGCCGCATATTCTCTTTACGCCTAACCTCATTCACAGTAAACACACCATTCTGCAACATCTTGCTGTAACCCTCAAGACGAGTCGCATAATCACCACGCAAAAGATCATCAGTGCTAAAAGCAAGAAACGCCGAATCAGGCAACAAATTACTGAAAGCATCCTCCAACTTAGACAACCACGGCCTAAGAGTGTGAGTCACAAAACTAATAGCATTCTGTTCATTCGAGTTATAGCTTTGACTACCAGGCTGATTCAAACCAATCATGTTTGCTGGCACACGATAAGCCCTAGCAATATCTTCAACAGCCAACCTACGAGAATCCAACATTTGAGCCTGATCATTAGCAACCTGAGTCGGCTTAAAACTAGCACCACCAGACAAAATACCTGTCTTATGTGCACGCCTATAACCCTTATGTGCAGTATCAAAACTCTTAGCAAGATTCTCAGCCTGCTCAGCAGTCAAAGCACCAGGATACTCAATAATGCCTTGAGTGAGCGTGCCCTGCCCAAAAAATCGAGCTGCAAAAGACTCTAAACTAATCGCCAACCCAATATTTTCTTTCAAAGTATCAATCGGAGACCTACCACGCAAATCACCAGGCATCAAAATAGAACCAGCAATATGTAAAACATCATCAACCGAAAGAGTCTTACCCTGTTCACCTGTATAAACAAACAGTTTTTGACCTAAAGCATTACGAGAAACCTTTACAGCTAAAGGATTCAAAACCATCATGTTAATAATTTCACCTTTAGAATCACGCAAAATACGGATAAAAGCATTACCATCAATCAACAAACTAGTCATAGTCTGCTGCCAAAAGGCAATACTAGGTAACATCACATCAGGTTTAGTCACCCAAGTAGGCTTAGGCCGATAAGGAAAAGCAATCCCATCCCTACGAATATATGTATCAACCGGTAGAGAACTTATAGTGTCACTGATTAGAGAGACACAAGCCCACACAGCATTAACCTGCAAACTAGTGTTATAGTCCACAAACGCTGAAGATTGAGTTTCATAAATAGTTGCATCCCCTGCACCCCAAAGAGATTGAAAACTTATAGCCCTAGACTCACCACCAAGATTACGCAACATTATTTGCCACCTCTATCCAAAGCCAAACCAAACAACAAAACCCCAACACCAGCCAACAGAATCCCTGCAGGAACATAAACCAAACCTGCTGCAATCGAAATAATCGAAATCCCTAGAGCCTGCAAAACAGTAGCTAACAAAACTTATCCTTAGAAAAAGAACTCAGGTAATACATCAGTATTTAGTTTACTTGTTGCACGGTCATAAGCGATAACAAAAGCAACAGCAGCGTCAATACGCCTATTGCTAGCCCTCGACTCTTTCACGATACGAGCACCCAAGTTATCTACCTTCAAAACACAGTTATCAAT